TCGCATAACAATTTTAATAGATTCTATCAACCCATGATTAATCGTTTCATCAGGATGTTCAGACAAATACTTGTCAATAAAGTTCAACAACTCTTGACCTTTAACTAAACCTTGTTTTCTATATTCAGGAGTTAACAAACTTACTAAGGCATATAAAGGATGTGACACCCGATTAACAAAACAGCCGTTGTCATGTGCTAATGTTCCATTTATTTTTTTATACTCTAGACCTAAACGTAACCAAAATTCAAATAAATCCATACACTGTACTGCATTGAACAAACTAACAGTACAACTTAATCCTATACTAAATGTAGTTTTAGTTGGGTCATCCATACTTTCTTTCACCATAGAAAGAAAAGTTCTTAGATTAGATTCAATTTTTGACCACTTAAAAGGATATCTAATATACTCATTAGTTTTTTGGTACCCATCGATAGATACTGAAACATGGACTCTACTAAATTGTTTCCACAATTCAACTAACTCATCAGTGATTCCAGTTAGATTAGTTACATAACTAAGTCTAATTTTTTTACTACTGCCCTTTTCTATTAAAAGTTTTAGAAACTCAATATGCTCTTCTGATATAGTAGGTTCACCGCCTATTAAACTAACAGCAGTTACATTAGGAAAATCTTCTACTAATTTTCTAGCAGTGGTATCATCAATACAAACACGATTAAACTTAAATTCTTGCTCAGGTTTTATAGCCCATACTTTATTCCACTCTTCAGTCCAAAAGTCACTTAAGTCTGAACTGCATGTCATGCATTTACTATTACATTTTGTACTAAATGTTAAATCTAGGTACCGCACATCATTTGGATCAACATGCTCTGTAATAGGTATTACATGTTCCTGCAATCCTTTATTCCATATGGTACGCATTGAACCTATACCGTTATCTTCTGCTTCCTTACAGTTACCACATGCATTTGGCCACACACCATCTATCAATTGCTTGCGTAATTCTTTTAAGTTAGGTGCATTGATTCTTTCATTTGGATCATTGTCTAATAGTTTAATGTCATAGTGACCATCTTTGATATTTTTCCAATGATTGGTTCTAATACCACAACAAGGTATATACTCACCGTATGAGTTAATAGATGCTGATCCAAATGCTAAGGAACAGTATATAGGTTTCTTTACTTCCATCTTAATTCAGTCCACATTTTTTCTGCTTCATCACGCAAGTATATATTCATCTTGTGATCTTCTGTATGCCAGCACCAAGCAGGATTTAACTTTATACCTTCTGGATCCATATCTTCCATGTACAGATATTGCTCACGCTCTACACTCATTCCCCAAGTCTCTATACACCAATCACGTATTTCGTTGAATGCTTTAATTTTTGGCGCTTTGTGCAGTGATATGACTTCAACCATATACTTGAAACTAGGGTAGCCAGTATAACGTGCATCCATCTTTACAAATTTAAATCTAACAGGACTATCTATCCTTAAAGGTTTAGACATTATTCTTGACGCTGATAATATTCGTTTTTTCATCACTGTGTTTATTCCCATTTTAATTTAAGCCATATAGCATATTTTTCATCTACAAAGTTAAGTCGCACTTGTTTAGCAGTTAGCAAATTGTATTGATCATCATAAGTAGGTTGTTCATATGCAAATGTGTAGTCCGCATTTCTTACTAACTTCCACTCATCAATAATCTTGAGTATATCATACATCTCATTGATATGTGATATCTCTATTACACATTCAGTCATTGCCATCTTAACTTAAACATGATACAATCACGTTCATATCTGAATTTTACTTCAGCATACGATTCATACCAACGCCAACGTGCATGGCGATAAGGCATGTCAACGTTGTCACGTAGCCAGTCAAGAATATCAAAATATTTCTCATGGTCATCATTTATCAAATCTACAACTACTAGATGCCAACTTGAATTATCCCAATACTCAAAATTTAATCTTTCAGTATGCTCCATACTAATTGTTTATCCAAACACTCTGCTATTTTATCTGCTTCTTCTTTTGTTCTAGCGATCACACCTAATACAACATGACGCTTTTGTATTGCATCGGCTAAATAACCTTGATAGTTCTGATAAAAATTAAGACTATCGATATACAATACATCCCAACCATCAAGACGTTGTATCATTAATCTAGCAATGTCTACATCACATTTTTCAAACAGAAATCGTATTAACTTATCAAATCCATCACGTGTATGTATAGGTGTAAACTTATCAGTTGGCCATGTTACTGTCCAACCTTTAGGTGTTTCTTGTATGATGAATGGACTTACTGACATGCTAAACTAAAGAATATCGCATCACGTTCTTCTTTAAAGATAAACTCCATGTAATCTTCATTAGGATGCGTAATAAACTTGTCTCCCGGTAAACCAAATGTTTCTAGTGCATAGGCACATTTCTCGTCCCATCTGCTAATGGTATCACCATTCTTCCAATCTATTCTTACCGTATGTTTAAATTCAGTATCCCGTTTCACGTAATACTTCCTTAACTTGTTTTACAACTTCTGGGTTACGTTTGAATTTGACTGCCCACAACTCAGGATTAATATAATCAACTATCATTTTAACCTGTGTCTCATCTAGTTCATCTAAAAACTGTTTACCACTTTCACTTTGATATAGTATCCATGGACTAATTTTGCCTGTAGTAATAGCATAACAAATTCTATTACGATTACCATACCTTAGTATATCTTTAGTAGAAATTTTTTCAGTAGGTGACATATTTATTAGTGTTTCTAAACTACGTGCAATAGCATCCATTGCATCTTCTTCACGTAGATAACTTACTAGGAACTTTGTATAGTTTGTATCACTATTCCAGTTATCAATCTTTATTTTATTGTTAAGCAACCAATCAATATACCTGCTCACATTAACAACATTAACATCGGCACAATACGTACCAAATTTAACAAAGGCTATGTAATACGAACTTTTAATGAAGTCCGTATAATCACGTTTCTTTTTTGTAGCAGTGTTCTTTGTATAGAACTGTAGCCATGATTGGAATCCTATACGATTGCCTTGCTTATCTTTATCCTGCCATCTACGTTTAGATTCACAGATATGATTAAAGACCGTGGACTCACGCAAGAATGTGCGTCCACAAAACTCGCAACCAAACTCTTTAGTTGCCGCTATCTTTTTCGTATTGTTCGATTTCACTATTGCTAACGATGCCATTCAATATCTCAATCTCATCAAATTTTAAATTGGGGAATTTCTGTGCAAGATATACCTTGCGTGATTGTTCTTCGACAAAAGCCTGTGCTAACTCTTTGTGCGTATCCTCAGACTCTTTAGGATATATCTTACTGTAATATTCTTTAACGTCTTTAACTGTTGCCTTGTCTTTGAGTTTACTTACACGTTCTTTAATCTGAGGTATCCAAGGATGAAATTGTTTACCTTGTCCTAACCCAGCCGCACATAGCATCATCCATTGCAGTTTAGGATGATTGCCTACATTCTCATTGAACATATGCTTATTAGCAAACTCTTGGGTACTCAATAAATGAAACTGCTGTAACGCTGAACTTGATTTGACTGTGCTAGCATAGTGCAGTAACATCCATGGCACAAACTTCTTTTGTTGTTCGGGGGTAAGTCTATCATAGTACCCATAATCTTTATTATCAATAGCGTTGATAGCCTCAAACAATGGGAAGTCTACGTCAGTAAACTTTTCGTCCTGTGGAGTTTTAGTTTTAGTTGCCATTATTAATTTGATTCACTATGTCTTTATAACCACGACTGCTAGGATGTATGTTATCAGGTTGTAAATGCTTAATTGGAATAACAACATCACCGTTATTGTTTGCAACCTCAGTAACAATCTGTCTAATGTTTTCTTTATTAGCAGGTAGTATCCAATATACTTTAGTCTTTGCTACTATTCTTGCTCTAAGTTTCTCTAACTCTTTTTTAGTTCTGACACCAAAATGATCATTGCTACCTAAACTGATTATAACAGTATTCGAATAGAATTCACCTTCGTAATTTCTATTAAACTGCCAACTGTTAATGCCACCTTTGCCCACAATAGAACATTCTTTGTAGTGCATTTGTGTGCCTACTGCTATACTATCACCTAAAATTAAACAGTCTAACATGTTAAAACACCTGACTATAATCTACGATTTCACAGTTTCTACTAATCTCTTTTACAAAGTAAACACATCTGGGTTTAGGACCATCATCAATGGGTACTGCTAGAAATTGTCCGTTACGTAGTCGGGGCGCATACCAAGTAACGTCATGATAGATATCCATAATCTCAATAGGTAAGAAACTAGGATTAAAACTGCTTAACGGATTAAACTCAAATACACTAAAGCCTCTGTCGTTCAAACTAGATAGTGGTAATGTTTCTAGGTCGCCGTGATCCTTTTCACCAATCAATACTTGCCAATCTACGGGCATCTTAATTGAACGATTACCTATTCTTAATACTAGTGCAGGGCTACTGAAACTCTCTAAAAAGATTAATGGAATATAATGATAATCTACATTCTGCGGATTACTGTTATCCATTATAGCGAAACGAAGGTCGTCAATTTCTTCTGGCAACGTTTCTAAATTATAGTGTATGTTTTCTAAGGTTAATATTCTCATTTGATTATTCTATCATGTTTATTCTTAGTAGTCAAGTTTTTCCAAACTAAATGGATAGTTTGCTTCCTTGTAATATGCTTTTCTTTGTGTTAAGTGTCGTTTGGCAAACTTGCAGTCACTAGTTATATCCCAAATCTCTACATGGTCCTTATCTTCAGCCTTTCTAATGCCTCGTCCAATACTTTGTATAACGCGGACAAAGCTCTTTCCGGGCTCAATAAGAACCAAATTAAAAATCCTAGGGATATTAATACCCACACTGGCCACACCATAAGTCGCCACAATAATCTTGTTAGCACTAGTCTTAACTTCATCATATTCCTCTTTGCGTTCTGTCAATTTTGTTTCACCTGATATGAATACACTATCAGGTAGTCTATCAATTAGTTCTTTACCTGCGTTTACACGGTCTACTAG